CTAAAGTTTGATTTATCATATCAAAAAGAACTTCTATCATATCTATAACTTAATTCCATACTTGTTCACTCTGGCATGTTATATGTGATTGTGGCTTGGTCGTTCTTTTTGAATAATCATGCACAACCTCAATCAAACACTCTACCAATTATAAAACCATTAGATTGATATGTTGCTGGATGAAAACTTAAATCATAATAACGCAACTTATAATCAGTTGTTCATGGTATAGTTATACATACATATAATCTCTCTCAATGTCTAAACATAGTATGTATACGATTAGTCTCTTTGAACTCTATACATCATCACCACAACCATCAGTTATACTCTGTAAATGTCCATATTCATTCATCAGTAGCAGCAAATACTACTCAATCACTTGCTGTTATATATGGATGTACTGCACTTGTAAATACCTTTTGTCAATCCCATGTCTGAGTCCATCTTATATCAGTCTTGTTATATCATGATATCTTTGATAACTTAAGTTCTCATGGTGCAAATTCAAACATTACATAATCTTGTCATTGGTCTGATGTTATTCATCATATATTTAATGACAATCAAGCAAATGATACAGTCTGTACAAGTCATGTATATTCTACATCAAATGTTCCTTTAGCATAATGTATCTTTGTATTTACTCAGTCTGATGTGTATATCTTTAGATAGTTTCATTCTTGCGTTAATCATTGCACCTTATATGAAGAATCAAACTCTCTAATCATTTTAGGAGGTAATCATGTGTTATCAAATCTCCAAACCTGATTATTAACTCACACTAATAAGAATGCATTAGCATAATTAAGAACACATAAATTAGTTGGTCTTAGTGGTCGTCATTCTGTAGTGTCTGGAGTTACATCTGTATGTGTTTCATTGATTACATCAATCTTAAATATTCATGCTTGACTAGCAACGTATATATATTTTCAGAACTGTACTCATAAAGGTATCTCATTCGTAAATCGTGTTTCCAAATTATATACTTTTCATCAATGACTATTACGAATATCTCATTTAGAATCTACTGTACATAACATTCAATCATAAACAAAGAATGAGAATCTGGTATCATATACCCTATCAGATTCTGTACTACCTCATGATAAACAAACTCCATTCTTCATATCTCTAATGTTAACATTTTCTCAATACTGAAACTGTGCAGCATATCATGTTTGCCTATCTTGTGATGCTCATCTATACCAGCTATTCTCTAAGTATTGTTTTAGTTTTACCATGGCTTAGTTCATTAATCATCTTAAATTAGGTGTGTGATATCTTGTTGGTTGGATATATCTATCTGATAACTCAGCCAACATATCATTCATAGCTTGATAATAATCTTGTTTATACATCTGTACATTCTTCGTATCATTAATAGCTCTAGCATTATCCCAACTCATTCACAATAAGATTACCCATATGTATTGCCAAGGTATTGTTAAATCATCCTCTGTATCTGTAGCTGATACATCTGGTGTATTACTAGCATATCTAATACGTAATCATCATTCTACATCTTCTCTAGGAGTTGGATATAATGTTATATGGTCTTTTCATTCAAACTTAAAACGTGGTCTCCATGTAGATTGATGTGTAGAATAAAACTCTAATGGAAGTTCTACATCACCATCAGGAAATTCATCAGCTTTAGCAAACTTTCAATTTCAGTTATAATCAATAGACAATTCTAATAACTTTCTAAGTTCAGGATAATCTGGTAGCGTGCTTCAATTACTATCTCATGTTGGTAATTCATAAGTAGCTTGTCCTGCTACTAAGTTCATATCCATATATTCATCAAAATAATTATCCATAATGAATGTTGCTATCTTTCACTCTATCTCATGATAACGTCTATTGAACCATACTAATGCTACATTTGCATCTAAATCTCATGCATTCCTAGCATTATCATTCATCCAATCTGATATATAACTTCATATTGCTTTTGCCATTGTTTATTAATTGTAAAGTAAATACTTCTTTTAAGATACATCTATCATAACAGACATATCTTAAAAGGGGACACTGCTTTAGTGTCCCACTTTATACTACCAAGAGTATGATAAGCTTGAAGCAGATTCAATTCTAACAAGAGCATCTGGTTGTAAGATGATTGCGTTGAATGCAACTTTAGCTCAAACATATCTTCTTTGTGCCAATGGGTCTGATTTAGAAGCACCATCACCTACCATGTAGCTTCTTAGTCCTTGCAAATCAGCAACTCCGTAAGCACCTTTTCACATTACGAATGTAGGATATACAGTAACTGTAGAAGCAAATGTTTGGATGAAAGAAGAAGATACAACTCTTACGTTGAAAATCTTTCCAATTTCTCCGTTTACTAACTGTGCTCTTCCAGCTTCAGTATATTTAGATAAATCCATGAATCCTCCAGCAGCAGTTCCTGTTTGTAGGTCAAAGATTACATTTGGATGTGCAACAGCAATGTATCCATCTCAGAATACTGGTGCAGCTTTTGTTGACAAGAAAGCATTAGCTTTAGCTAAGTCAGTTGCAGTCAATAAATCTGTAGCAGCGATAGTTGCTCTTGATGTAGCACTTCCAGCATAGATAACGTTTGTACCTGCAGCAAGTACTCCTTGGATTACTTGGTCTATAATACGAGCCATGTTTTCTCCAATAACTTTAAGAGCATTAGATACCATAGGAACTGGTGATACATCTTCAAGGATATCTGAGATTACTGCATACATACCGTATTGGTTAGCAGTCAAAGATATAGTTGTGAAAGTAATAGCAGTATCGTCTGGTGTTACTCATTCTGTTAATGAAGCATTAGTTGGAGTAACTGTTAATTTATTACATCTAGTCCAAGCTAATGTGTTGTAACCTGCAGGTCGTGCTGGTTTTTCTCACATATCGTAGAACCTTAAGTTTGGTTCAAAGTTTTCTAACACAGTTCTATCTAACCATGTCTGAAGTAATTGTCAGCTAGCGTTAACTGAGCTAGTTGTAGTATCATGAGTCGTTTGACTTCATGCAGCTGGGTTTGTCCATATAGCCATTTTATAAAAGTTGGTTAACAAATTAAAGTAATCCCAACTCTTCTACTTTCTTTTGTAACTTATCTAAAGGCATTTTCTTAGGGTCTTCAGCTTTCTGTTCCTCTTTTCAATCATAAGACTTTCAAGGAATAGAGTAGTTACCACTAAGCTTGTTTTTAGTTTGTTCATCTAGTAGCCTTGTTGGGTCTATCTTGCTTAAGACAAGATATTTTATATCTTCAATGTCTAAGTCTTTATGTGCATTTGCATAAGACAATAGTTCATCTTTGACATCTGCAAGGTCTGGATTATCAAGTAAGAATTTAGCCATCTCCGATTCTCTATTACTATCAAGATTCTTGTTAGAGTTGTTTAGTTCTCTTTCAATAATCTTGCTATTAAATGAGGCATCTTGTATAGCTTCCTCCTTTTTATGTTCGTCCACCTCACCGTCTGAGTTCTTAAACTCAGAGTCTAATTCTCATGAACGAAGTTTCCTCAACTGTTCCCTAGCTTCTTCCAACTCAGTCTTAAGCCTGTCGTTGTCTTGTCTAAGTTCACTCCTTTGATGTAAAAGTTTTTTGATAGATTCTGGTGTCTTTTTTTCAGGCTCACCTTTCTCCTCTGGTTTCTCCTCTTCCTTTGGTGCTTCTGGTTGTGCTTCTGGAGTTTCCTCTTTAGGCTCTTCCGTAGGCTCTTCAGGTTGTGGATTTTCTGTATCCATCTGGCTTGTAGGTATGCCAGCCACCATCTTCTCTAACTCACTCAAAGGTATTGAGTTTAAATCGGTCTGTTCGGTCATTTGAATTGATTATAGATAAATGTGCTATCTCTAGCGAACATGGGTCTACTCCATGTAGGACACAATTTTATTATGTGGATTGTTAACCACCAAGGTAGCCGTCGCTAACCTCTATAGAGATGGAGTGGAGACCGACCACCGCCCCATCTGTATATAAGCTAACTTATGTCATTAATAATATCTTTAACGGTCTCTAACAATTTATCACTAGCAGTCTCATCTTCTGCTAATCCTTTTAATGTCTCTGGTAAGTCTAGCATCTTCTGATATACTTCCCTCATCTTTATGAGGACAACTGCTCAGTTCGTAGGCTTCTCTATGTATCAGCTCTTTGAATTGAACAGATGTTCCTCTACGATGGCTTTATTTGCTTTCAGATATTCTTCTAAGACTTTCCAATACTTACTGTTTGTAAGTTCGTATAGTTGTTTATCAAGTGTTTGCATCTTTAGTTTTGCTTAAGTTTAAGTTCTAAAACCTTTAATTGTGCTTCATATAATTCCTTTTTATCAGGGTCGGTCTCTACAGCCAACATCTGTTTTAGATTATCTACTCACACTCTTAACATCCTATCTTCTTCTTGTTTAACTTTTTCTTCTGGTAAATCAACAACAGTTGTAGTAGTTGGTAATGGGTCTAATTGAACATCTGCTGGTTGCTTTCAGTCTCAGTAATACTGCTTAGCAAACTCACTATATGCTAATGCTACATTACCATGGTTATACAATGTGTTTAACTTATCTTCTGGGATTCAGTATTTATTCATTAAGAACTCTCTACTATTCCCTGATAATTCCCACATCCCTATTCAATAGAACTCACAGATTAACTTAACCACTACATCCATTACCCTATTAGTATCAAGCACTCATTTCTCCCTTAAGAGTTCTGGTGTGATATCAATAGCCTTAATTCACCATTGGAGACAGGATTGTCTAATCCTACTCCTTAAGTCGTTCTCAGCAACGATTGCTTTTGTAGCGTCTGTTGATTGTATTCAATCCATTGTCGGTCTAATTAATAACTAAACTTCTTTAAAATAGTCTAATATTATTTTCTTCTCTTCCTTAGATAACTCACCTAATTCTTCATAAGCTACTTGATGTGGAGTTACTCCATATTTCTCTACAACTGCTCTTACTTCTTCTGGTAAGTTATAGATTACAAATGTAACTTCTTTTGCTTTAGTCTTAAGATTTTCTTCAGCCCATTTTACTAATACTTCTTCCTCTTGTTTAGAAAGTCAGTATTTTGAAAGGTCTCTATCTGCACTAAGCAATTCTGCGTCTTGGATTCCATAGAACTCACAAATTTTTTCTTTAGATGAAACTACCTGTGGTTTCTCTTCCTTTTTATCCTCAACTTTAATCTCTTCAATCATTTCTACCTCTGCTTCCATTTCTTCTGGAACGATTTTCTTTTTAGCCATGTTATTATTTAATAAGGTCTAAAACAAATTTTAATCAATCTATACTAGATTGTATCTCAACATCAGCTTTCATTAAAGCTCATCTGAGTTCATTAATCTCAGCCCATCTAGTTGTATACTGAGTCTTAATCATTTCTGCAGCTTTCTCATCGTTGTCTGCTCTTTTTAAGAAGTCTTCATTAGTCGCTAGTTTTACATCTGGGTCTTCATACCCATTCTCTTTAAACCATTCCTTAGTCTTGTCTATTAACAACTCTTGTGAGTTCTTAATAATGTTGTGTGCTACATAATTCTTTGTATAAGCTTTATGCAACTCTACTAAAGCATCTTGGTTTAATAATTCATTTACATTTTCCATCGGTCTATTTTAGAATTTAAAACGGCTGGGTCTTTAACTGATTATCTTTCTGAATCATATTGTTTGTTACTCAGTTCATGATTCACTGATTACCAGCTTGTCATGGTAATCCTCACATTAACTGCATATCTCTAGCTTGTTGTCAGCTTTGTATATATGCCATCTTCCTCATCTCTATAGCAGCTCTTGTGGCTGGTGTATTTAAGGCTGATTGATATATAGTTAGATATGTGTAATGGTCTTCATCCATACTTCAGATTTGAACTGGTATGTTGTTGTTTAGTAAGATTACCTGCTCTTTAGCATCAAGCTCAGCTGGTGTATAAGCACAAGCCTGTTCTATCTCTGCTTGACTCATTCAGATTAAAGCACAATACTTTCTCTTCATGAATCTCTTTTCTGCTGGACTTGCTGTCTGGTCTGCCATAATCATAGCATACAACTGAACAAACTTATCTAGGTCTGCTCTGTTTTGGCTATCTAAGTCTCACTTATTAACTATCTGTATTCTTGGGTCATTACCTCAAATGATATTCTTTCTAGTGAACACATCTCATGCTGGACTTATTCCTCTAGTTAGTTCTACATACTTCTCATCTTTAACAGAGAAAAAATGCTTATAGAACATATACCATAGTTGCCAGAATGTCTTTTCTCACCATGCATTTATCTTATTTCATAATACCTTATTGATATTAGCATTATCCTGTGCAATAGTTGCTTCAGATGCTGTAGACATGTTAGGGTCTCAAACTCATTGTGTAAGTTTAGAGATTCATGTATCACTCTCAGCTTGATTGCTTAATTGTGTTTGGAAGTTATATACATCTGGACTTAATCATTTCTCAGGCTCAATGAATAACATATTACCTATGTTCTGACCATTTCAATCTACTGGGATATACTGTGGTCAAAGAACTCATTGGCTAAGTATCTTCTTAGATTTAGTATAGATACTTCTATCTAAGAACACTCTTCCTCCTAAAGCTTGCTTAATAGCTTGGATTCTGATTAAGTTCATCATTAATGTCTGTAGCTTCTGTTTGTCTTCTACAACATCATATAGATTAATTCACCGTGGGTCTCAATCATGTGGCTCTCGGTAGTTTAATGCTACAGGGAATTTAACATTACAATCTATAAGCTTATCTCAGTTTAGAATTGGCTTAACATATTTCATATCTAGGATAGCATCTCTCTTATACATAACTACTTGTATAGGCTTTCACTCATACATAGTATAATGTGTATAGATTGTTGTATCTTTTTCTACTGCTGTCTTCTCATTTATATATCTAGGATTTCATTTATCTTGTAATTGTTGCTGTTGCTGTGGAGTTAATCATGGTTGGATTTCAACCTTTCTCCAGATACCTTGCTTCTGCATTGCCTTTACTGCATCAACAGGCATCTTAGTTTCAAATCACATATAATCAAAGTTCCTTACATGTGTATGTCCTCTAGGGTCTGGATACCATGATAATGGGTCAACTACTTGGTATGTAGGATTCTTCTTCTCATCGTCCCATCATGTTAACACTCTAATTCAAACTCATTTTAGAAACTTATTCTTCTGATTAATGTAGTCTTCAACTTCCATATCAAGATTATCATAATCGTATTCACATACTGATTGAAAATTTCTAGCTTCAATAAAATGGTACAAGTCTCTACTTGACCATTTAACCTGTAGCTTGTCTTGATAATAAAGTGCTAACAAAGAGTTAGTTAAACTTCTGATAAGATTTACTTTTACCTTTTCATCTTCCGCTACTGTCTGATATAACCAAGACCTTTCTCTGAACTGATTTCTTTTTTGAGTAGTTGCTGCTTCTGATGCTCAGAACTCCCTAAGCACCTGAGTCTTAACTTTCTCATAATCACTTCTTGTAAAGTCTTTCATACTTAGAAAATGAATTTAAAATGTTTATTATACAAGTGATATATAGAGTTTTTTAATAAAATCAAGAGATTTTTTTATTAAGAATACAATCTATTATTTGTATTAAGAATACAAACGATTATTAATTACCATACCTCAATCATCTCAACTAACAAGTGGTTCATTGTCAAAAAAGTATTCTGTACAGGTTCTAAAGTGTGAATTCTCATCATGGACTGGTTGTCTCTGTTCAGTGGTTAGCTCTCTATTCTCAGATTTCTGTGGATAATGTGACTGTATAATACTTTGTTCCCATTCATAGTTATCTTTATCATAGAATAATCTGTTCATTCATAGCTGGGTTTTGGTTATCCTCTCTCTAAGAGTACTCTTTCTATTAGTGGTTAAGTTAATTCACATCTCACTTAAAGCTTTCCTTATACTATCATCACTAACTACTGTCCTACTATCTGAGTTATATGGGTCTCCAAAGTGGTCGTGAAATCTAACTAACTGCATGAACTTCATAATCTTGAAGTCTCTTTCATCATATACCCAACTGTTTCAGGCATAAGGCTTACCTAAAACTAATCAAGCAAAGTCTTTAATGTTCCAATTCACTCTCCTAAAGCTCTTGATTAGAAATACATTACCTGTTTGGAAATCTTTTTGCCATAAACAAAATGCAATAGAATCTCTACCAAAGTCCCAGCTTCAGTAAGTGTGTCTGCTAACATCATATACATATGTACCTTTTGTTGCCATCTGTAAGAATAAAGGATAAACTGCATTTACTACTGATGTCTCATAAGAGATATCTACTTCCTGTGCTAAGTCTGTAGCTGTTCTGGTCATCTTCTGAAACTCATACCATACATTAGTCTTTAATGGATGTAATCTCCATGGTAATCTTATCTTCTTGTTTAGCAAATGTCTGTAGGCTTTATGGTTAGTCATAACCTTTCAGTATACATTACTTGTTCAGTTAGGCGTTCCTCA